AGCTGCTCTTCGTAGAGAGCTGGCTACAGCTGAGGAAGAGGAAGAGGACATACCTGCGTGGAAAGGACCTGGAGCGCCTCCTACAGCAACTAAACTAGGATGGGAGCATTTTACAGAGGCAGAGAGAGAAGCACTAGAGAAGAGACTTCAGATGGGGCTACAGCATTTTACAGAGGCGGAGTTAGCAGGATTGGCGAAGAGGGTGACTCTACCAGGTCCTGCTCGTCTAGCCGAGATTATTGCAGCAGAGGAGAAGGCAAAACCACAAGTTGCAATTCCCGAACAGACAGGTTGGGGGAGCTTTACTGGCACTGAGCAGGCGGCTTTGGAAAAGAGACTCTTACAGCAGCGGCGGGAACGGATAATAAGAAACATAGGCGGCGGAGGTGTTATCTAATGACGTTGCCAGAACTGCGACCGAGACACCGCTCAACCAGACCATTTGACGAACCTATAGCTACTCGTCCGAATGGTATGGACTTTGAGAAGAGGCGGCTAGTAGTACCTTTAGGTTACGCTCCTACTACTATGGTGCCTAAATCCTTATTTGACGCTCATACTATACTGATGGCAACTTTGGATAATATTCCGTCTGCATTATCTGTAACTGAACAGACCCTTGTAGGTAGGTTGACGGGAGGCGACATCTCAGCAGTAGCCATTGGGATAGCGGATAACAATATAGTTCAAATAGACCACGCCTCAGTAGCTGATAATGATTATGCCAAGTTCACCGCTGCTGGTCTTGAAGGTAGAAGCTATTCCGAGGTTCTAGCTGACCTAAGCGGGCAGGCTGGTGCTACCTTTGATTTCAATTCCCAGAACCTGACAGGGATAGGGGATGCCACTATAGGAGGGGCTATCATAACTGATGGTCTTACCCATTTGAAGAACCAAGCTATAGATGGAGGGCTATCTCCTATGTTATTGACTGGCGGAGTAATCTCCGAGGGGACTACGGGAACTGTTACTATATCAGCCTTGACAGCCCTGCTCCGTGATGATACTGGGGCTACTGACTCCCTTACCTATGTTACCCTTGCAGAGCAAGCTAATAAGACAATGGCAGCAGCCAATACCAAGTATCACGTAGTTCTTGATTATAACTCAGGCACTCCGCAAATCCTCATACAAGAGTCTCCTGGTAACAGGACAACTCAGATAGGTATAGGTACTTGTATGAAGGATGCCAGTGATAATGTCCACTTCCAGAATGGTGGTATGAGACTGCAGGATGGTGTGGCAAAGTTACAAAGGAGAGCTGCTACGCTAAGGGCTACTGAACTTGCCAGTGGCTGCACTATAAGTGATGAAGGCGGGGGAAGCAGGCAATTCCACATAGCACCAGGTGTAGTCTATCACGGCATACATCGCCTGACTCCTTTCAGTGGTGGTGCTTTTGACTCAGGGACTGATAAGTTCACCTACATATATGGTGATACAGTTACAGGCTTTACCTACATAGCGGACTCAACAGTTATAAACAACACTCAATACTGGCATCCTACAAACCACGCACTTGCTACGCTGACAACGAATAAGTATGGCTGTCATTGGGTTTATCTGCATCCTGACGAAGAACACGTCTTTGTATTGATGGGAACTACTGATACCAAGTTAGCCGAGGCTGAACTGACACCAGCACCTTCTGACACTCCTATTGAGATAAGCGACTTCAGTGTATTGCTTGGCTGTATAATCATTAAGAAAGATGATACCGCATTCACCACAATCCAGATGGTAACAGATTACTTCTTCAGTGGAACTGCTGTAGCAGACCACGGAGCACTTGAGGGGTTGGCAGATGATGACCATCCCCAGTATATCCTCCACTCGTTGTTTGATGCTGATACCTTCCTCTATGCCTCCAGTGATAATACCCCTGCAGCCATCAGCCCAGCCAATGTGTTAGCTGCTTTAAGTGGACACGCAGCTGCTTCATTTGCTTGGAATACCCAGTCCCTAACAGGTGTGAAGGATATTTACTTACCCACTGGGGATAATGATGGTGCTATCTTTATGGGCAGTTCCTCTGATGTTATTATCCGTAGAGCAGCTGCCAATAGAATGCAGGTGGTTGGAGTTGGTCAGGAGACTGAAACTGATGAGACTCAGTTGACTGGTCAGATAGAGGCTCACAATATTATTAGCAACTATGCTGGCTATCCAAATGCTGCTATGATGTATGATGGAGCAATAGCCAGCAACTCTGCCCTTGCCACAGCAGAGGTTACAGAGAAGAATGCTGATGGTGTCTATATCAACTCCTCTTGGTGGGATAGCGAGGCTAAGTTGCGGGACATCCGCTGGCGTGGTGCTATGCAGGCGGATGGTTCTTGTGATTTCCATATCCAATATAGCGACCTTTACTTGCCAGGGGCAGCACCCACAACCTTCGCTGATATGCTATACCTGACACAAGCAGGGGTTCTTAAACCAGTTAGTGATATTATTATGGCTGCTGGTAAGGCTATTGCTTCTGGTTCTACCAATGGCAACACAGCACTTATTAAGGCTAATGATACAACCTTTATTACATTAACCACTGGAGCAACTGATGTCTGCACACTTGACGGGGTAACTCTTAAAGGAACGCTACTGGCTGATGGAACGGTGACTATGCCCGCCCTTACTATGGGGGGAGACCTGGAGCTGGGTGCTAACAAGGTAGTTTTTTCAACGGTAGCTCTTGTAGCCAATGTCGGCAGCGAGAGGATGCTCGTTAGGAACAACGAGGATACTGCTTATAGAATTATTGAGGCACAGGGATTTCGGGCACACGCAACAACTGGTTTCTTCTTCAATGTGGATGCTGGGCAGATAGATGCCAAGAATACAGATGCCAACTATGCCATACTCAGGGCAAGAGATACTGGAGTTGGTTTGGTGGAGGTAGCAAGATTATGCGGGGCTACTGACCCATACTTCTCAATGGGTAGTGGTCAAGAGTTTAAGTTTACCAATGGGGGACTTATGGGGCTGTTTAGTGCTACCCCTGTTGCCCAGTCTGCCCATATAATAGACGCTGATGGAACTCTGGCTGACATAACTACTAAGTTTAATACTCTCCTAGCTAATTTAGAAGGTTATGGTCTGTTGGCAGCATCGTAGGTTATAATTAAACAGGAGGAATGACAGTAATATGGAACTAGACATTAAGGAACAGAAGAGGAGACTGGAAGAGGAGGTAAATACCCTGGGTAGTCAAATTGAGTCTATTGACAGGCAACTCAACCAGTTCGCTATGGTCAAGCAAAACCTTACCAACCAGCTTCTCAAGAAGATGGGAGCGCTGGAGCTACTTAATTCCTTGAACAGCAACCCTACGGATGCCAAGAGGAAGGTTAGTGCGGCTTTAGAGGATAAGCCGAAGGAGGCAACTATTGGGTAAAAAGACAAGGCTACAGATGCGGTCTGATTTGGCAACTGACTTAAAGATAACTATTGATACTGAGTTGTCAGTTGCCGAACTCAACCGTAGTATTGAGAGAGCATTCTCTGACCTGAGCAGGTTCTTGCCAGACGAGAAAATCTATGAGGACTCCTTGCAGTTTAGTGTAACTGATGAGTCAGTAACTTTCCCCAAGGATACTGATACTGATGGAGTTGTGGCTGCTGAGGATATATCAGCTTTTACTGCTGGGAGTACTTGTACTATTGATGGTCAGCCTGATGTTCCTAGACCGCTAACTGTCACCATAACTGACGCCAACGATAGCATAACTGGGCTGACACTAATAGTAGATGGGATAGACAAGGATGACCAAGCTTTACAGGAGATATTCTACTTCTCTACTGGTGACAGTAAGACCATAGTAGGAAAGAAGTATTTCAAGGCTGTGTATTCTGTAGAAGCAGACCAGGTAGCAGGTGTAGGGGCTAGTGACGTGTTAGATATAGGTTGGGGAGCTTATACTGACGTCTGGGTATATTTAGCCAACAGTCCTATCAAGTGGCAGAGTGAGAGTGCTACTGACAACGCTAGTGCTACTATAACTCGCAACACTGACTTCTACATAGATTACGCAAACGGCAGAGTGAAGGCAATATCAGGCGGTGACATATCCGCTGAAGAGGTTTGCACCTTCACTTACAAGAAATCTCAGATTGGTATTGACCTTAGCAATCTTCCTGATCTCATTAGAGTCCAGCGGGTAGAGTATCCTGTAGGAGGCATACCGCAGAACTTTGTTCAGGGTGATACTTTCGGTAATTACTACGTCGTGACTGGCTCTGGGGAGTCCGAGGGACAAGAGCAGATGGCTGAGGATAAGCAGTATAGGATATACTACGATGCTACTCATCAGACACCTGGAGAATATTCACCTAGCACTATACCTGATTTCTTGGAAGGCACAGTGGAGACAATGGCAGGAGCCTATGCTCTGTATATTCTAGCACTGAAGCAGGAGCACCAGGCAGTTACTGACATAGCTTCTGCCAGGTCTGCTCTAGAGTCCGCTAATGGCGCTCACACCGCACTGACCTCTGCCCTTACTAATATAATTAAGTACTTAAACAATAATGATAATGCTGACGCTGCTGGCATTCTTGCGAAGATAACTACTGACGACGCTGACTTAAAGGCTGCTGTAGTAACTGCCCTAGATGCTATGAATTCTTACCTTGATGATGTAGGGAAGGCAAGTACTGGGGACATAGCTTTGTCTGTCTTGGCTAAGGAAGATTATATGGGTAGCACGAACAACTATGTCAACGGTGGAACTGAGCCAGATATACTACAATACCTGACAACTGGTGATGGCTTGCTAAATCAGGTTACTAAAGGTGGTGAAGGTCAAGATGTTCCTAGAGCTTACCGAGACTACGCTGCCGCTACTAAAGAAGCACTGGTAGCAGCATTTGAGACTGACAGACAACTCCTCCTACAAGGTGCTACTGCTAGAACTAATGCTGCTATGGGCTATGCTAATGAAGCGGCTCAGAGGCTCAGTACTCTAAGGACTTACTTAGAAGAGTCTGCTGGATATATAGCAATTTCTACCCTCTTCGGAACTGAAGCAGAGCAGCGGATATCTGACATAAATGCTTATCTGGCGGAAGCTAATCACTATGCTGGAGCTGCCTCAGCCGATATGTCTGCTTCTGATAGATTTAGAGTGGAGGCTGATGAGCGCAGAGCTGAAGTATACTCTATCTGGAGAGACCGCAAGCAGTACTTGGGAGACTTTACTACTAGCTCTATGAGACAGATGCCAGAATATAAGTAAGGAGGTGAAATGTCTAAGTCAAGCTTCACAACTCCTTTAATAGCAACTCCTTTGTCAGATGGTAGGAGATGGAGACTCTTCCGCTCCTTCACCTACCATATTGGAAGTAGGTATAGTGATAACATTATTAGAGTTCCTGAGGGATTTATTACTGACTTCGCTAGTATACCTTGGGTATTCTGGACATTCCTACCTGCTTGGGGTAAGTATGGCAAAGCTGCAGTATTGCACGATTATCTTTACCAGTCTGATAGGTATCAGGACAGGGAGTGGGCTGACCTTATCTTCTACGAAGCTATGCTGGTATCAGGGACTAAGCATTGGAAGGCAAAAGTAATGTACTGGGCGGTCAGACTATTTGGTTGGCTTGCCTGGAGAAAGCAATACTAAACTTGTATTGCAGATGCCTGCCCGAGCTGTAGGGCAGGGCACCTC